TACTCAAGAACATTTAAAAGTATTGGAGACAACTCAAGCCTTTTATCAAAGTGCTATGAAGAGTGATATTTTTGGTAAAGTAGATTTTACACAAGATAATCAAGCTCACGGAAATAATAGTCCAGATAAAACTAACGTTCCATTTTAAATCATGGAACAGGAGCTCTTAAAAATATTTGAGGGTAATTCTGAACTGTTCATCACTACCTCTCTTACTGGAGAGGTAGATGAACGGGGCAAGACAGTAGGTCAAACACTCACGATCCACGAACCAGTTACTCTTAAAATCTGGAAGGAACATTTAGAAGGTACGAAACGTATAGGTATCAAACCTGAAAAGGATAATATGTGTAAGTGGGGGTGTATAGATATTGACCCACAAAGTTATAAAGATTATTCACAAAAAAAAGTTATAGATATTCTTAGAGACAACCAATTACCATTAGTACCAGTAAGATCAAAATCAGGTGGGCTACATTTGTTTTTGTTTTTAGATAATTGGTATCCAGTAAAAGATGTTTTAAAAAAATTAAATGAATGGAATAAAAATTTCTTTCAAGCACTTGAAGTATTCCCGATGAATAAGTGTATGAACATGCCTTATTTTAATATGAATGCAACTACTGAGTTTGCATATAATGAATCAAATACCCCAGTAATGATTGGAACTTTTATTGAAATAATTAGAAATAAAACTTTATCTTTAGATGAATTACAAAATATTAAAGTTAAGGAATATGAACCTGAAGAAGATTGGAAACATTATCCACCATGTGTTCAAAAAATGATTATGGATAAGTGGTCTGGTAATCATCGTAATGATTTACTTTATAATGTTGGTGTTCTTGAGATGAAGAAGTCTGATGGCAAAATTACAATTGAAGAGATGAGAACAATTCTCCAAAAAAGAAACCAAGAAATATTTGTAACACCTATGGATACCAGAGAGGTAGAAAACTCTGTTGCAAGATCTGTAACTAAAAAAGATTACAATTACAAATGCCCACCTAAGCTTGGTGCTATTACACCAATATGTAATAAAGATTTATGTAAGTTTAGAAAACTTGGTATTGGTTCACAAGTACCAGATCTAATAGATGATTTTGAAGAAATTGAATTTATAAGAAGTACCAAGTCGATTGAATATTCTTTTAAGTTTCAAGGAGAGAAAATTATTATTGGTCCCGAAGATATGAAAGATGAAAAGTCTTTTAGAGTAAAATTATTAAGATATGGAATTTATTGGGTTACCCTACCTAGACCAAGAAGTGGACCATCTCCATTTGAAATGCTTATGTCTACAATTGTCAAAAAAGCAGTAGAGAATGAGAAGATGAAATTCGAAGATACTCTTGGTGAAGAAAAATATAATTTTCTTAAAAAATTCTTTGAGAGTCATATTGAAGAGGATGACTTTGATAAATTACAGGATAACTATGTTGTCTTAGATTCCAAAACAAATGTTTGTTATTTCAAAAAGATTACGTTTGAAAAGTTTTTAGGTAATGATAAAACATTTAAAAGTGCAGCAGAAGCTATGCACTTATTAGGTTGTGAACGAATAGATTATCATGAAGGTGTTAAAAATGTATGGTCGGTAGAGATGCCTAAATTTGTAGATTACAAAAAAGCAACTAAACCAAAACAAACAAAAGAAGTATCGGAGATGGATGAAGAATTCCACACAGGAAAGTTTAGAACTTAAAATATTAAAAGAACTTTATCACAAAACCATAAAGATCTTTGGTCCCCCAGGCACTGGTAAAACTTACACACTTATAGAAAAAGTTTTAAAAAGTTATTTAAGAAAAGGTATTAGACCACAAGAGATAGCATACTTATCTTTTACAAACAAAGCTGTTAACACTGCTGTTAAAAGAGCTATGGAGTCTTTTCCACAATATAACACAGATGATTTTTCTAGATTTAAAACACTGCATACCTATTGTAGAAGATACTTTCCAGAAGAAGTATTTGATCCAAAAGATTGTACAATAGATTTTGCATTACAAACTAAAGTAATAAAAACTTCAGACAAAAGATTAGCTGACGATAACTTTATGTATAAGGATTGGTCATTAGGTGTTTATAGTAAAGCTAGAAATTTATTAATTAAACCAGAAGAAGCATATAAGCTAGAAAGTTATAAGAGAGATTCACTCACTGTGTTTCTCAGAAAGATAAGTACCTATGAACATTATAAAGTAGGGGGTGGAGAAAGATCGTTCATTGACTTTGATGATATGATCGAAAGAGCAATAAAAGAAGTAGATTTTCCACCACTTAAAGTTTTAATATTAGATGAAGCTCAAGATTGCACACCTTTACAATGGTCTGTCATATATAAGATGGCTCCTAAAGTAGATCGAATATATTTAGCAGGAGATGATGACCAGGCCATATACAAATGGAATGGAGCTGATCCAAAATATTTCACTAAATTTTTCCCTGGGCGTAAAGTAAAACTTAGAAAGACTCAAAGATTCGGAGAAGCCATACATAGATTCTCACAAGTAATTAGAAGAGGAATAAATGATAGTGAGGAAAAAGAATACTACCCTGGTGGAACTAAAGGTTATGTAAAAGCTTATTTATCTTTTAAAGAAATCCCTTTTGAAAATTTTAAGGAGGATTGGTACATTCTTGGTAGAATTAATGAAACTGTTAATGAATTAAGAATGTTAGCTAAGGATGCTGGGTTATATTATAAGGATAATAAGGGCACAAAATGTTTTGATCAAAAACAATGGGAAGCAATAAAAGCATGGACTGCTATAACTAAAAATAAAAAGATAGATAAAAAATCAGCTCGTAATATGTATAAATATATAAGAGAGCTAGAAGATCCAAATTATAGACAAGATAAATTTTGGAGAGCAGAACCAGATTTAAAAGAGTATGATTTTCAAACATTAAAAGAATGGTGTGGGTTAACCTTAGAAGATAATCAAAAAACTAAACCATGGTATTGGATACTAAGAAGAAATTTTAAACCAAGACAAGTCAGACATTTCATAAGATTACTTAGAAGATATGGTCAAAAAGAATTAGATAAAGATCCTCTTATAACCATTGATACAATTCATTCTGTTAAGGGTGGGGAAGCGAATCATGTTGTATTATACAGTAAAGGTAATTATCCATCTGATTATAAAAATAAAAATAAACAAGAAAAAAGTGATGAACGTAAAGTTTGGTACACTGGAGTTACTAGAGCAAGAAAAACTTTACATTTGTTAAGAACTGACTATAAGTTTAACTATCCTATTGGACAAGATTATTTAATTTATGTACAAGAAAAAAATGACAAATAAAGATATCTTTGACGAAACTTTTCCTGATGGCAAACAAGTTGGAGGATCCCACTATAAGCAATTTATTATTCAACCTTGGACTTTTATTAGAAAGAATGGTCTTAATCCACTTCAAGCTAATATAATTAAATATGTATGTAGATACTTATCTAAAGGGAAAGCCATAGAAGATTTACAAAAAATAAAACATTATTGTGACTTAGAAATTAAACATCTAAAAGATGAAGAAAAAAATTAAATGTTCAAAGTGTGATAGAGATGCAGCTATTATTGAAAACAAAATTTATTATTGTGGTGATTGTGTTGTTAAGCAGTTTATTGATGGGGTGCATAAAAGACTTCGATCTAAATCCAGGGACAACAATAGTAAGAACATTACTTAAAGAATCTAAATGATTAATAAAAAATTAAAATATGAAAAGACAAACTTAAGTTTTACTTGTTCTAAAATAATGAAATATCTTAGGACACCTAAAAATATTTGGTCAGATTTAATAGAAGAGTTTGATTTTACGATTGATTGTTGTGCATCTCATAATAATCATTTGCTACCAAGATATTATACAATTGATGATGATTGTTTGACTAAAGATTGGTCTGGAGAAATTGCTTACATCCATCCTTTATTCGATGGAAAGATTGGTAAATTTGTTGAAAAAGCATACAATACAAAAAACTTTACTGGTGTTTTTTTATTACCATCATCCACACATACTAAATACTTTCATGATTTTATTTATAAGAATCCTAATTGTGAAATAAGATTTTTAAAAAAACCAGTTAAAGGTTTTAGGTTTGGTCATGATGATGGAACAGAAGACGACCCAAATAAGATAGCTTACATAAAACCATTAATGATAGTGATATTTAGAAATGAGTAACGGATTACAATTAACTTTAACTTTTAAAAAATCTATGTGGAATACACCTAGTGAATATAAGGACTTGTCTCAGTATAAAGAAATAGCAATTGATTTAGAAACTAGAGATGATGGCATTAATGAAAGACTTGGAGCTGGTTGGGCTTTGGGCAAGGGAGAGATAGTAGGGTTTGCAGTAGCCGTTGAGGGATGGAAAGGATATTTTCCTTTTGGCCATCTAGGTGGGGGTAACATGATACCTGAACAAGTAAAAAAATATATGAAAGACATTTGTGCTTTACCGAGTACAAAAATTTTTCACAATGCACAATATGATGTAGGTTGGTTAGAAGCATCTGGTATCAAGGTTCACGGACCTATAGTTGACACAATGATTGCAGCTGCATTGATTGATGAGAATAGATTTTCTTATTCTTTAAATACATTATCAGTAGATTATCTTAATGAAATAAAAGCAGAAACAGAATTAAGAGAAGCTGCAGCAGCACATGGTATAGATCCAAAAGCAGAGATGTGGAAATTACCGGCAGAGCATGTTGGTTATTATGCTGAACAAGATGCAGAGCTTACTTTAAAATTATGGCAAAGATTTAAAAATGAAATAGTAAAACAGAGCTTAACTACTGTATGGGAAATGGAGCAGCAACTGCTTCCGATATTAATAAAGATGCGTCAACGAGGTGTGAGAGTGCAAGTGGAAAAAGCTGCAGAACTACAAAAAGAAATGAAGCTCCAAGAAAAAGTAATACTATCGGATATACAGAAAGAAACAGGACTAGAAATAGATATTTGGGCACCCCGCCAGATTGCCAAAGCTTTTGACAAATTGAAATTAGAATACCCGCGAACTGAGAAAACAAAAGAACCTTCCTTTACACAAAATTGGTTAATTAATAATAAAAACAAAATAGCACAACTAATTGTAAGTGCAAGAGAAGTAAATAAATTTCACGGAACTTTTTTATCTTCTATCATGAAGTATCAAATCAATGGAAGAATTCATGGAGAGATTAATCAATTAAGAGGAGACAATGGAGGCACTGTATCTGGTAGACTCTCAATGAGTAATCCAAATCTACAACAAGTCCCAGCCAGAAACAAAGACTTTGGTCCTAAAATACGTAGTTTATTTATACCAGAGGAGGGTTTTAAGTGGGGTAGTTTTGATTATTCACAACAGGAGCCAAGAATGACAGTACACTATGCAGCATCTATCGGAGATGGGTATGAGGGTTCTAATGAATTAGTAGAGGCTTATCAAAATGCAAGTGCAGACTTTCATCAAACTGTTGCCGACCTTGTTGGTATTGAAAGAACTCAAGCAAAAACAATTGGTCTGGGTTTGATGTATGGAATGGGTAAGAATAAGTTAGCTAACTCATTGGGTGTCACCAAAGATGAGGCTAATGAATTAATTATTAAATATAATAAAAAAGTTCCTTTTGTAAAAAAATTATCAGACAGATGTAAATATGCAGCTGATGAAAAGGGAGTCATAAGAACTAAAAAAGGTAGAAAATGTAGATTTGAAATGTGGGAAACTAGAGACTTTGGTTTGCATGTCGCAGAAAAATATGAGGATGCAGTTGCTAAGTATGGTAAGGACAATATTAAAAGAGCTTATACTTACAAAGCTTTAAATAGATTAATTCAAGGATCTTCTGCAGATCAAACAAAGCAATCAATGTTAGATTGTTATAGTGCTGGTCATTTACCTATGTTGCAAATACATGATGAATTATGTTTTAATATTAAAGATGAATCTCATGCAAAAGAAATTCAAAAAATAATGCAAAGTTCAATAGAATTTAAAGTTCCAAGTGTAGTTGAGTTTGGTCTTGGGAAGAGTTGGGGAGATGCAAAATAATAATAAACCACATAACAATCAAGATTTAGTTGGATATGCAGCTGGACTATTTGATGGTGAAGGAAATGTAAATTACGCACAATATAAATGTAAAAAACAAAATGGTAAAGTTTATTTAAAATGGAATGTAGCTATGGAAATAGCCATGACAGATTTAGATTGTATTAAAAATTTTTATGATATTGTTCAAGTTGGTTCAATACATTTTAAAGGGATTGGTAAGGGATCAATGGGAAAGAAAGATCAATGGAGATGGAGATGCTCTCACCAAAAAGCACTACATCTTGCAAAATTATTTATACCTTATGCTGTAGCTAAAAGAGAAAAGTTATTTAAAATTATAAATCATTATGAGTTTAAAAAGCCGACAGATGCCCTAAGTAAAAAGTTTCCTTTTTTAAAACTTAAGAAAAATTAACCAACAGCAGCTAAATTTTCTTGTACATCTTGATACTTGATCGCATTTCTTTTAGATCTAATATCACTTTCTGTTTTAAGCATTTCAACTGTACAAAGACCATTAGTCATTAAATCAGCTGACCACTTATTTTCAAGTTCTTGAAGTTCTTTCAACAACTTTATTTTTTCAGGACTCATTTTAGTTCCTCATAAGTTATGTGAACCCTAGTGTTCCCGGTGAAACCATCATCGATTATTTCAACCTTACCTTGGTCCACTTGTTCTGACAGATTTAATATCGCTTCAGTGCAATTTGCAGCTTCAACAACATGGTCTAATTGCTGCCCTCCCATACTAGCTCTGATACGATAAGCCGTCATAAGATATTATAAGATATTTTGAATGAATGGTCAAGATTGTAGCCTTCAGGGTCAATAGCTATACAATGTACCTCATAATAGTCCATAAACCCCCCTAATTCTTCGATCTTTGATTTATTGGCTCTACCTACCTCTATTGCTTTCTCTCTACATGTGGTGGCATCTGAAAGGTTATCTACAAGATATTGAGTGCATTGAGTACCTACATCGTGAAAATTCCAACACATACTACTTAGTAATATAAATTTTAAAATCATATAGTGTTAAATGGCTTACATGCAAATGTTGTGTAAATTTTAAATTCGTTTACCTTATCGATACCTATTTCTTCAATTTTATCAAGGGCTTTTTTATACCCCATTGTTTGACAAGTATATAAATCTAAGAATTCATTTGGAAATGTATGGGGTGGTATACATACATTGTCAATCATTGAACATAGAGTAATTGTTAATAAATATTTCATAATTTAATTGACTTTTGTATTTGTCCCATATATGTAAGATTTCATGAAAAACAAAAAGAGTAAAAGTCTTATACTGGATAATATCATGACTGAGTTAGATGAACAATTGGCAGCAGTACCTACAGCAGATTTTGATGGTAGCCCAATTGAAGATTCACTTCATATGGATATGTTAGTTGATGGTATTTCAGCAATTCATTTTGTTGATGGTATAGGCAGAAGACATTATCCAATAAATAAAACCATTGCAACAATTCTAGTTGAAGATGAATTAGATTGTCGTAAATTACAACCAACAAATGAGGACTTAAATGGATTGGAATAAAGCAAAAGAAAATAGTACAATAAATAATGTTGTTACACCACCTATAGGAGAACAACCAGAAGGAAACTTAGATCCTTTAGGTAAACTAGAAGCAGTTATGAAAAGTTTATTAAATAATATTGATAAACTTGGAGAAAATATAAAAAAACTTAAAGCAGAAAATCAAAAATTAAAAGATGCACTTGGTATCGTAACCACAGAGGAGAATTCTCATGGACATCAATAAATGGAAATCAGTTGCAATTAAAAAAACAGATTACGATTTACTTAAAGGTTTATGTAAAGAAAAATTTAGAGCTCCTGGTGCTATGATCTCTAAAATATTAAGTGATTACATAGATCATCAAGCTAGAAAACATAAGGTACCTAATGCAGTTTTTCGTACAAAACTTATAAATGGAGAAGCAAATGTCGGATCCAAAAAAAATAAAAGCTAAAGAGTTTTTTACAATTGAACTCGATCATCAAACAAATAACATAACTTTATATGTTAACGGAGAGATGAGAAACAAAATACACTCTATTAAAGCAGAACCTTTATTTGATAGAATGCTTAAGATAGCAAAACAAAAGTTCTTAAAGATGAGAGAACAAATTGAACAATAAGCTTAAGGTATTAGATTTATTCAGTGGTATTGGAGGCTTTAGTTTAGGTCTTCACTCCACTGATATATTTGATACAGTAAAGTTTGTAGAGTTTGATAAATTTTGTCAGAAAGTTTTACAAAAAAATTTTCCAGGCATACCAATAGAAGGAGATATAAGAAATGTCAAAGGACAAGAATTCGAAGCAGATGTCATTACTGGAGGATTCCCATGTCAACCATTCAGTGTTGCAGGAAAACAAAAAGGAACAAACGACAACAGATATCTCTGGCCAGAAATGTTTAGACTCATTAAAGAAATTAAACCAGAGTTCGTTATTGGGGAGAATGTGCAAGGCCTTATTAACCTCCAAGACGGCATGGTACTCCGACAGGTGCAGGACCAATTGGAAGGTGAAGGTTTCGAAGTCCAATGTTTCCTTATTCCAGCTTCAGGCATCGGTGCTTGGCACCAAAGGAATAGAGTCTGGATTGTGGCTCACTCCAAGCACAATGGATATCTCGCAGCGGAGTCCAGAAGCAATGCAGAAAAGAATAGCAATGAGAGAAAAAATAGGGAGGAAATCAATTCCACCAGGAAATTTAGCAGAGCAAGTACAGACAGGAATGCCGATAAAAGACATGAGAGATGTAGAGAAACATCTTCGATCAAAGAAACAATCATTTCCGACTCCAACAAGTTTCGACTCGAACGAGATAACGAAACCAAGGAAGCCTCATCCAGGAGGAGGGCAGAAGCCACCATTGAATCAAATAGTAAAGATGTATCCAACACCGAGAGCATCGGGACAAGAGGATGCAGAGACACTGATCAAAAGGAAGGGAGAGAAAGCTGCAGCTCAACACAATCTAACAGCACACATGCAAATGTTTCCAACGCCATCGGCCAACGAGCAACAGTATCGACTAAAGGGAAACACTCAAGCATCGAAGTGTTTAGAAGCCATGGCAAGGAGAGGAGAGATAATGTGGCCAACGCCATCGGCAAGTTGTCAGATGGACGTAACAGCACCACCGGAAACAGTGGAAAAGAATTCATCAGGTTGGAGTGTAACGAGGGTTGGCACTGGGACGAAGTTCGGAGCCAAGTTGAACGATGTAGTGAACAAAGTAAATCAACCAATAGAACCTGGTGGCAAATTGAATCCGACCTTTGTGGAGTTCCTAATGGGATTTCCAAAGAACTGGACAAAAATAGAGCCAACAGAATCAAAAGCCTCGGCAACGCAATCGTCCCACAATGTGCAAGAATCATCGGACTTGCCATCAAAAAAGTTTTATCGGACTCCGACCGCAATGGATAAGGGTGACAATAGTTTTAAGTATGCAGCTAAAATATTAAAAGGTAAGTTAAATAGATCTCAGTCTAAACAACCGGTGCAGAAAACATTATCCATGGATGTAGCTATAGAACATTTAAAAAATAATCAACACTTAGTAGATGTTTATGATGAAAAATTTAAGATGAGACCACACTTACCACCTAAATTAGATTTTATTAATTACTTAAAAAAAAATTTAGATAAAAAAAGTTTATATGCAGCTGATATTGTTAAAAAAACTACAATTGATCATTGGTTAAGATCTGATAATTGTTTTTCTTATCCAACAATTCAAGACTGGAACTTAATTAAACCTTATCTTAAAGAGATTAAATATGATTATCAAATGACTTTTGAAATAGAAAGTGATTGGGAATGAGTGCCACTTTTGGTTTAGGTATGTTTGCATATAGTATGATATGTTTTTTTATTGGTTCATTAATAATTTATTATGTTATAAATAATTTCAAATGATGCTTAAATTTTATATTTGGTTAATGGGTTGGTCAGGGACTCTGAGTGCTTGGGCTTGGAGAAAACATACAAAAATAATTAAAGATAAAAGAAGATGAATTTTTTATTAAGTATTATTTTGATAGCAGTAATATATGGCTTTATTACATTTTTATTAATGTTTTGGAACAAAGAGGATGTATGAAATATAACAAATTAGCTTATAAAATATATAAATCTTTAGACGAAAAAACTCAAAAATGTTTAGGTGTTGAGTATGATATTGAAAAAATAGATAACACTGAAAATAAAAAATGGAATGATAGATTTCTTATGTCTTTCTGTAATTGGTTATGGATGAAGAAGTTTAAAAAAGATAAAACTATATGGATTCCATTAATGCAGCAGATGCAAAAATTAAAGAATGAACAGATAAAGTTAATGGCAGAGGGACCTTTCTTTAAAGGGAGTCCATTTGAACATTTAAATAGAAAATAATGTCGTGGGTTATAAACCCTTGGCATTGATCCCATTTAAAATAATAATTATAATTAATACTTGCGAAAATAAAATTTTTTTTATATGAGTGTTAATAGTTACAACTACAAGAGCTGCATAGAATGTAAGAGTGATGGATTTATAGTTGCTCCATATTCTAAAACAATTCATTCTTGTATTCATTGTAACGGATCAGGAAGCACGTCTCACGGAACTAAATCAGAAGCAGAACAAACATTATTATTTAAAGTAGCGTGGGATTTTATACATGGCAAAGAAAAAGGATGGTATCACTGATCTAACTAAGCTGTCGGTTATTGCAGCAGGGAAACTTACGTCTAATCAATTCAAGCTATTTCAATCGACAATCTTTTCATTATTAAATGGTGTTCAATATGGTTACACTGAATTAGGACCACAATTCCTCCAAGATACTAATGATATATATAGTATTCATAGCAAGCCACAAAATTCTAAAAAAACTAAGAAAGTTATAGTCAAATTAAAAAATAATAAGTCCAATATAATAGATTTCAATTCTTATCGAAGAGAAGATGTTAAAGTATGAGAATGGATAATTATACAAAAAAAGAAATGACTCAAGACTTCAGGGATATTAAGAAACATATCCTGGAAGAAAATCTTGAAGGTGCAGACATCACAATATTAATTGAAGATGTCCATGAACATTACGAAGTCGCCAATCGTTGTAATTTTAAACATTCGAAAGGCCATTATCGTGATTTACTCGCTAGACTTGTTAAAACTTATGGGCACTAGTATTGCATCTGATATTATCTCAGAGAATCATGTTTGTAATGAGCAAAAACTATGGCGTCATGTCATATTAAATGCATTTGAAGATTTAAAAATTTTAAGTGCAGATCGTAAATCAAGTTTAAATAAATGTGATGCTCACTTCTGGATATCTACTTCCAAAGATTTTGAACAGATCTGTTGGTGGGCTGGTTGGGAGCCTGAAAATGTAAGATACCGGTACAACAAAGCTTTAAGCGAGGGTTTAATTAAATTTAAGAGAAGACACTTTTTGTGGCACGAATATAATAAGCTTTATAAAAGAATTAAGGAAGAAGAGGATATAAATGTTAGAAGAGAATTAAGGAGACACATTGAGAATAAACGTAGACAAATCATGGACGCTGATAATGTCTACGTTCATCATAATAAATTAGAGTAGTCATGGTGGATAATAAAATTTTAACTTTGAGGGCAGGGAGCAATCGCCACCCTCAAAGCAGAAAGGAATCATATATGAAATATGAAACATAAGATATTTATAGCATATTATGAAATTAAATCAAAATTTATTTGAAACATTAATTGATGTTGGCTCAGGTTTAATTTTAAGCACTTTAATACAACTCTGGATATTCCCTCTTTTTGGTATGTATCCTACAGTTTGGGAAAGCTTTCATATAGCAGTTATTTTTACAATTATTAGTATATGCAGATCGTGGTTATGGAGAACATTTTTTAGATCTAGGCCACATAAGAAACAAATAAAAATTACATGACCTAGAAAACTAACAAAGAGGCAATAAATGAAAAACTTATTGCTTACTTAAGTAGTAATGGTTTCATCTAAATTTGTCAAACCCAGCTCCGTGAATCGGTAATAATTGGTAATGTTAGTTGTCTAGCGAAAAATTATATTTGAGAATGGGGTGTGGGTAAAGGGGACAAGCACCACGGCTCTCGGTCCTCGGATGCTTTTTCCTAGTACACTTCCTTACAAACATTTTATTTTTTTTTTTTTAAAACAGCCCTTTTTTATGCAAGTTCTAGGAAAAACGTTGATATACAACAATTCTAGAGCATTTTAGACTAGGAAAACACTGGGAATTTCCTAGGAAAATATCTTCAGTTTTAGGAATATGTCAAGAATATGACACAGAGGGGGCTTTTTTTGCAAAAAAAATTTTAAAAAAAATGTTTCTAAGAAAGTGTATTAGGAAAAACTTGTGGTAGTATCTGGTCAAGAAATGGCAAAAAAGAAAAATTCATTAAAATCTACTGCTGAGCTTACTTTAAAACAAAAAGCTTTTGTTGATATATATGTTTCCAATTGGGGAGAGATTACTAAGGTTGAAGCTGCTAAGAGAGCTGGTTATCAATCTAATAAACCAGAAGGTCCCACAGAAATCGCAAGTAGATTAACAGATCCAAATAAAAATCCACATGTAGTGCGTTATATGGAAATGAAGTATAACCAAGAATTAAAAAAACATGAAGGCGATAAACTTAAAAAATATAAAAGATTTGAAACTTTAAGTAAAAAAGCAGAAGATAAAAAACAATTTTCTGTAGCTGTTAATGCAGAGTATAGATCTGGACAAATGGCTGGTATGTTTGAAGATAAGAAAGAAGTTACACATGTTGGATTGGAGGGTATGAGTCGTGAACAACTTGAAAAAAGATTATCAGAGCTCGAAGGTAAAATCGGAGAAGCCAAGGATATCATTAACGTCACGCCAGAAACAGCTCTTGAATAGTGGAGGATTTATGACTGTGTTTAATGAAGTTCATAATGCACATCTAAATACTTCAATTGGCATTGTATCAATTATAACTGAAAATAAAAAATGAATAGTTGACTATGTATATGGCAAAAAAAATGAATAGTTGACTACCTATATGGAAAAAATTTGATGACTAAATATAAGAAAAAAAATAAAAAAATTCAAAAATCAAAAATTTTAAATTTTAATTTTAAAAATTTAGGAAATGATATTACTCAATACCCATTTGTAGAGATTAAATGGTTAGATATTGAGGGTGATTCTGGTTGGCAAGATACAAAAACTCTCAAAAATTCTAAACTTCCTACATGTGTTTCTAAGGGTTATTTATTAAGTCAGGCAAAAGGAATAACAAGAATATTTACAGATTATATTGAAACTAAAGAAAAACCCACATTCGATAACATCGGAAATACAACAATAATCCCAACTTCAGTAATTGTATCAATTAAAAAAATTACCTTGTAAAAATTTTATTTATGTATATAGATTTTTTATGGACAAATTTTTAGCATTTCTTGTAAGATTAATTGTATTTTACCCAATCCCTACCCTTATAATCCTTGTTTTAATTGCCTTTTTAGGCATCAAATAAGAATTTGACAAAACAATAAATATCCCTTATTCATGGGATATGAATATAATACTAACAAAAAAAGAAAAAGATTTTTTACTTCAATGGTTAGAGGAAGACCTAGAACTATCTATTAAAAATGAAAGTTTGAATAATTGGGGTAAAAACAAATTAAAATCAATAATTAAAAAACTAACAAAGGAGCAATAATGGGATACACTAACTATTGGCACAAATACAATGACTTTACCGAAGTTGAATGGAAACAAATAAAAGAAGAATTTAACTATATTAAAGAAGTAGTTGGTCATTTAATTAAAGATGAAAGCACAGATGATATTATCAAGTTTAATGGTGTTGGAGATAATGAACATGAAGACTTTTATTTAAACAAAGAAGCAAAAACGCCATTTGATAAAACTTATGAGGGTCAAGATATTTCATTTGATTTTTGTAAAACTAGGGGAAAGCCTTATGATATTGCCGTTTGGCACTTACTAACGTTTATTAATAGAATTTGTCCTAACTTTGCTATTAGTAGAGATAGATAACAAATAGAAAGCGAGGAATAGATGAATAATCAAGATTATGTATGTATTTCTTGTGATGTAATGATTAATATTTTTACAGAAATAAAACAAAAAAATTTAAATATCAATCAAGGTTGGTTGTATGATTTAGAAGACCAAATAGATTGGAGTTTAAATATTCTTAAAGATAATAAACATAGAAATTATCAAGAATTAAAAAAGAAATATAACAAACTAGAAAGCGAGGAATAAATGGAAATAGAACAATTAAAAAAAGTAAGAAAACAAATGCTTGATAATTGGTTAAAAAGTTGTCCATTTGTTTTTATAGATAGAACAAATCCTTTTAGTAATGATGAACACTTAACAAAAATTATTTTTAATTTAAGTAAATTAAAAAAAGAAAGCGAGAAATAAATGATAAGATCAAAAAAAGGAAACTTGTTTAATTACTTTGCTTGCGATCATAAAGATTTAAGTAAAAATTACTTGAATGATTGTAAGAAATTTTTTAAAACTTTATCAACTAACAAAGGAGCAAAAAATGGACGCATACGAAGTAAAAAAAGAAACTGAGAATAGTTATAATCTAGGAAAGATTAGACAATTAATAAAAACAAATAAATATCTATTTAAAAAACAAAATAACAGATATTTTGATATAAGTAATTTTGAAAAAAACAAACTTTCTGTTTGTCCACAAGGTGGTGGATTTGTTCAATCTGTAGATATTACTGAACAAAAGTTTATCAACGATTTTAAGAATGAAAAAATCATTTTTAAAAATGAACTTCCATTCGTTTGGAAGAAAGTTAAATTATATCATGATCATTGGATTGCAGACAATAGAACTGACCTTGAACATTTTATTGAGGGTTATGTAACTGAACATAAATGGAATGGATGGTCAATCCCTATGGTTGAACTTGATCAGATTAAAAAGTTTAATGAAATACAAAAAAAGACTTTGGATAGTGAACCTTCATCTATTTTTAAAATTATAGATAACGACAATATTCAAATTAAAATGTTTGACGAAGATGAATGGATCACAATTGAAAGATCAGAGTTTGTTGTTAATGGTGAAACAATCAAAGCTTTTGATGTGTCACTTGGTTGGACTTGGTCAGAGGAGAATTTATAATGGTTAAAATATTTACAGACCAAATTGGTAAAAAAGGATTTATTGTAGATGGAATATTTATAACTAATCCATATTATCGTGAAGATTTACAAGTTGAAGTTGACCCAATTGAGTATTATGGATTAACCCCTAGTGAATTAACACCTTTTAAAAATTTTAAGCCAGAACCTAAAGAAATTGAACCAAAGTATAAGGATTTAATAAAAAAATTAAAAGGCATGAAATTTTTTATTGTTCGTTGGTGTGGTGATGAAAGTTCTCCTTGTTCTCAAAATGTTGAAGACCCAATTAAATTTTTTAATGAATTTATATATGATAATGATACCATTAAAGATCTTGCAGAAATGGAAGTTGGGCAACGCTATAACGTTGATGAGATGATGCAAGACATTGAAATATTAAGATATGATTAAAGAATTGTGGTTGGCATACTTGTAATAAATCTTAGATGTCCACAATAAGACCCCCAACAATGCGAGAGTGGAGTTGGGGGTTTTTTTATGTTATTGACTTAATAAGTTAATGGCAAAATCAGAAAAAAATCTTTGGCAACGAATAAAAAAGTTAAATTTAAAAGGTCAATTATTTCGCATAGAAAGTAATACAATCAATGGTATTCCAGATGTTTATTGGTTGATAAACAACAAAAGTATTTGGATTGAACTAAAGTCAAATGATGTCAAGAATTGTGGACTTACAAAGTTTCAAATTAATTGGCACTTAACACATTATAAGAATGGTGGTACTTCTTTTATCTTGCGAGAAGACCTCTCGCAGAGGACTTCTCAAAATTTACAAATTTTCGTGGTTCGTGAACCGAGAACATTGGTTCGTGCCTACTCATCACTCAGTTTAAAAGACGCAATGAAAAAAATCGAGACGCAATAACCACGTCTCACGCATGACTTAATGACTATCCCTATGGGATAGTCATTAACATTATTAATTAACATTGAACCATTAACCTTGCATATGGAAAATAAAATGAATGATTAACTTAACATATGGAAAATTTTCCTTATGTGCATATTAACATTATGCGTGTACACGTAACTATCTATATGGGATTTTTCGTAATAGTTTACATTAACATTTTTAAAAAAAATTTATTTTTTTTAATTAGTCCTAGTGGTCCTGAGTCTATAGCAGCTTAAATAAAAAGTTGACAGCTGAGTCTATCCCATGCTAATAAGATTCTATTAACTAACATGGAGAAAAAAATGAATAAAAAAATAACGCCACCAGCTGGGTGGCCAAAAGATAAAAAGTGGACTGAGAAGGAAGCAGCTAAAGCAATGGCTGCAGCTGGACTCGGATTGTGTCGCAGCGATTTTTGTGATGATGGTGCAGACCTTCAGGATCTTAAAGAAATAATAGAAGGGAGTAAATAATGCCTTTATTAAATTATTATTCTCAGACCAAAATGGCTAAGGGGGAGAAGTTTGGATATAAGACGGCTATCCTTCACTTAGCCCCGTTTAATTTATCTGGTAAAAACGTCTGTCCTAAAGCTTCAAAAGAATGTGCCGCAGCTTGTTTAAATACTTCAGGGCGTGGAATGATGCACTCAGTACAAAAAGCCAGGTTAGATAAAACTAACTATTTTTGGACTAATAAAAATGCATTCTTATGGGACCTGAGCCGTGAAATAGAACAGCTCAAAAAAAGGGCAGCCAATCAGGGCTTTAAATTTGC